GTTCATCTACGTAAATAAATCTAACAAGATCATCCTGATTAAAGAACGCAGTAGATGCATCACCACTAGCACTAATAGATGCTATTCCAGTAGCTGTGATACCAGCACCAGGTGCACCAACAGTCACATTTGGTACAGTTCCATATCCAGAACCACCACTCAAAGTATTAAGACGTATAACACCGTTATAAGCAGTTTCAATGGAACAAGTTGCTGCTGCTCCAGTTCCTCCCCCACCAGTAAAGGTTACTGTAGGTGGAGTTGTATATCCAGAACCACGATTTGTAAATAATATCTTCTCAATAGAAGTTACATTTGCTATAGTTGTTGTTATTGCTACTGCTCTAGCAGTATCATTTGCTGGTGAAGGACTGAATATAACTGATGGTGGTGAAGTAAATCCAGAACCATCATTATTTAAATATAACTTACTTACAAAACCACTACCAATAGAGGCTGAAGCAACAGCAGTTTGTCCCAATCCAACAAGTCTAAGTGTACTTATAAATCCTTCCTCTTGAACCTGAGTATCGATTGCCTCAATAGAAGTATCAATAACCTCATCCTCATATTCAAAGAGTTCACATTTTAATTCATAAACATAATTTTTACCTAACTGATAAAAAGGATTCTCATGCTCTACAAACTTTATTTCAAATAATCTACCACCTAATGGAAAATAAACTAAATCTCCTTCTCTTGGTCTTGATGAAAGAATAATTTCACTAGTATCTGTTCCATCATCTAAACCTGCCATAAATGGTGCGATAAAATCTTCAAATCTTTCTTTTGAAATGGTAAGAATAACTTCATCTTTTATACTCATTCCAAATTTTGTTAGTACATCACCTGCACCACCATATCCATCATAATTATTAACATATGCTTCTATAGAAAAGTTATCATCAAACTTAGAAGAAGTTACTTCTTCCATGATTGTTTCTCTACTTACATATTTTCTAGGAATATAAGTTACTTCAACACCAAACGTTCTTAGGTGTTCATTTATTAAATCTTGCGTTAGTCTTTGTTCAGACTGAGCACCTTGTAGGAAAAATGGATTTAATGCCATGTTTATTATCCTATAAAGTCATATGGAGGCAACTCATATTCAGATGCCATTCTAGATCTTAACGATTCTATTTCAGACTCTGCTTGTTGAAGAATCTCTCCACCATTCATTTCTATGCCACCTGGTAACTTGACACCTTTAAATTTACTTAAATTTTGTCCCCACTGTCTCTTTATGAGAGCAGTAAGATACAATTTGAGAAAAGGATCATTATAAACTTGAGTAAATGATTTTGGATCTAATGCTCTATAACAATCTAAAATTAACCAATTACCAGCAGTTTCAGCACCCCAATCAATATCCATATATAACCTATCTTGTCTCTTATTAAATCTTATCTGCTTATCTGTTGTCAATAGGAAATCAATATCTTCAAGATATGATTTAACCATAGCATATTGAAGTAATTCTACAGAATTAAAGTAATAAAGATCATTTAAGAATAATTGATACTTTATACTAAACATTCCACCAGATATTGAACTGGTATCAAATTTAAATATCTTTTCTACACCAACTATAGAATCTGGAACCTGTAAAAAATTAGAAGTTTCATACCAATTACTTGTTGTAGTACCATAACCTGCGATATTTGTAGAGGTGGCAGTTGTAGTTACAATACCTACACCATCAGTATTTTTTGCTTGTCCTCTATTAATATCTTCTTCAGTAATTTTATACTTAAGGTACATCCTTTCAACACCGTCAAAATGACGTTCGTTGAATAATTGAATAGCATCATCAACCAAATCATCTATTTGGTCATCAGCAACATTAATTTCTAATACAGGAGCACCTAGTTTCCTTAAACAGTAATCTATTAATCCTTGTCTAGTTGATGGTTTTGCCATTTATCTTGATGCTATATTTCCTGTTGTAGGTTTTGGTTTACTTTCAGTTTTTTCTTGTAGATCTGCTATTTGTTGTAACAAATCCATCTTTTCAGCTTCATAATCTTGTTTTAATGTTTGTATTCTTGCTTCCAAAAGAACATTTTGATTATATGATTGAGCAAGTTTATTATGATAAAGACTTACGAGAACGTTCACATCAACGTCACTATTATTTTGTTGCATAATTTATACTCAGAAAGTACCTCCGTCTAGTGTAGAAGTCCAACTAGGCTTATTAGTATATATCACATTAACAGCAGATGCTGTTACTGATAAATTTTGAATATCACCATTATTACCTTCTTTTCTTAAATTGTTAGTTGTATCAAATGTACCTTCAACACCTATCAAACTTAAAGAAGTTCCAGATCCACCAGATTCAACAACACCATAAGCATTGCTGGTATCTTGTCTAATAATATCACCAGTAGTAACAGTTACACTACCAGATAAAGTAAGAGTGTTCTTTGTAACGGCAGTTAATACTTGTTTTGATGTATTAACAGGAGATGCTACAGCATTTGTTGAAGTCTGTAATCCATTTTCATCAAAATATACAACACCATGAGTATTGTAATCACCAGTTTGATAATAGATACCTTTAATATCAAGATATCCTCTAGTTCCAGCTACTAAACTATTGGCAAGACTAGCATCAGGAATATAAGTCCATGCTCTTGGAGTAGCACTACTATTTGGATTAGTTTGGTCAATATAACCAAAGAATCCTAATTTATTATTACCAGCACCAGTACTTGTGTTATATCCAAAAGAAATACCACGATCAGTATTAGTATCGTATGCGTGTGTAACTGTTAATTGTGTGGTAGTAGTAATACCAGAACCACCAATAGTTTGATCAACAGTAATTACTTTAGTTGTTTCATTATATTGAGTAACAGTTGCTACACCAGATGCTGATAAAGCAGAACTTCCAGAAATAACATCACCAGTATTAATACCAATAACAGAATCTAGAGTAATTGTACTAATACCAGAAAGAACTGGTTGCGTTACTACTCTCTCACTAGTAAGATCACCAAGATGTAAAATGGGATCATTTAAAGTTGATGTTGTGGAGTTTACAGATGTTGTTGTTCCATCTACTTGTAAACTACCCTTAATAATAACAGTACCTTCATTACTTAAACCATCTGGATATGGGTCAATAAACAGAAGATCTCCACATCCCGCTTCAGTTTCAATAACATTAGAACTTATTCCAACACATCCAAACTTACCTTTACCAGTAACTTTAATATTAGTATCATAAGTCCACTGAGCACCAGTAACCTTTACATCATTATCACCATCTTCATCATATTCAATTCTAGCATCTTTATCACTACCAAATGATAAAGTTGTATCATCTACAACATTAATATGACCGTTACCATTAGTATTAAATATAATATCACCATCTACATTTTGTGATGATATTGTATTCAGATCTATTCTTAGATTATCTACATTCCATTGATCAACTTTTCTCTCATTATCCATGATGGCAACAATACCACCATCACTATTTCTTGTATTTTGAACACCAGCAACAGTTCCTGCTGCATGCTCCATCATAGAGGTATAAAAATGTCCACCTATTGAGTGTACATTATTACCATCATCACCAACATATACTCTATCTTTATATTGATTTATTCCACCGTAACTACCAATACCTGTCACATAGGCCATTTCACCCCAATTGAGGCTGGCAGGTTTATCGGTTCCAGAGGATCTTTTGATCCTGATAATACTAGCCATTTAAAAATTTCCCCCGTTAATGTTTAAATTTTGTTCCGTTCCAGGTGTTAGTTCAAGAGTAGCATCCCATTTTTGAGTTGCAGCATTATAAACTAAGACCATTCCATTTAACAGGTTCGAGGCATTAACATCACTGAGTTCAGCGAGTGATAAGCCCTGAGCACCAGCAAGTGAGGAAACAACCTTCACTGCATTATGTTGCCCAACCCTTACCTTAATATCTGCCATTTATGTATGCAATTCAGAATCTATCTATTATTTATACTTTAAGATGTTATCTGATTAGTTAATTGTTTTAATAAAGTCTTAATTTCATCAATATCTTTTTTCATTTTATCCAATTCTGCTTTTTCATCAATTTTTCTATTTTTAGCAGAAACATAATCCGTATAAGCATTAGTATCTGTACTTACTATAGCACCTGTTTTTTCATCACGAAATAGGTTCTTATGTCCTTCAACTGGTATCATGCTTTTTTAATAGGTAAACCGTTAATTAAATCCTTTTCAGATGGTTTTTTAGGATTATTAATATCCTTATATAGGGAATTAATCTTATCATCTTTATTAAGTTTTGCTTTCTTAATTGTCCATCCCCATCTCATCATACCATCAGGTAAAGATGGATCTTTATACCCACCTTTCTTTAATTTAAATCCACTATCTCTAATACTCTTAATAGCATTAGCTGCTTCTTCTAAAAAATGTTTAAAAGTTTTCATATCTGATTAAACGGATATTGTTTTAACTTATCCTCAACAGTTCTAAGATCTATTGGGAGATGAAATTTTACTAATTTACCAGATCCACTAGGATCTATAATGAATTTAGTTGCTGGATTTACAGAGTTTCTCATGAATAATGGAAATCCCTATCCTTTTTCTTATCTTTTAATTTATCACCTCTTTGTTTCTTTTCACCTGTTTCGCCATAACCATCTGGATGTGGACCTGGTTTTGCTGATCCTATATTATCAGGACTTCTTCCACTCTTATCGGTATAATGTAATCTAGCAGATTTACCAGCTTTCTTTGTAATAACTGACTCTTGACCGTACTTAGCACCAAGTTGTCTCATCCTTTTGCCAAATTCTCTTTTTGACATTCCAGCAGGACGTGTTGTTGCATAAGAAACTTCACGAGCAGAAGTTCCATCCTCATACTTATATTTTCCAGTTGTTTTTCTATAACCAATTCTGTGCTTTCTCAAATCTTTTTCAAGACTTCTTCTCTTTTTACGATTTTCGTTTTCATCATCACCACGATCAGGTGATATATGACCTGTATCATGGGTCTCAGACTTACCAAGATATCTTGATAAGCCTCCCTCACATAAAACTAAAAATTCCTGAAAAGATATCATTATGCTAAAGCAAGTGCTCTGAAATCTTTAAGTCTAACTGGTACACACTCATTAGTGGATGACATTACAATTTTAATTTTAAATCCACTAAATTGTTCCAAATCATTAGCAGTAAATTGATACTCGGCAAAATCATCCTGCCCACTCTTCTTGACTAAAGCATCAGCACTACCATCATTCATTCCAAGATCAATAACCTTATCACCATAACCATCACCATTGGTATCTATTAAATTAGAATATCCAGGGAATGGTCTATAAACTTGAGATGTTTCACTAGAATCAGCAGTATACAATCTATAATAAACTCTAAAGTCTGCTTGTGGTTGTACATTAGCAGCAACATAAACCTTTATTGAAGTTGCAGGTTGCTGTAAACTAACTTTTTTAGTAACAAATATTGAACCATGTGGATCACCAACTAATTGAGTAGATCTAGTATCGGTTACGTAATCATCAATAGGAGAATTGATCTTATTTCTACCTAAAACAAATGTAGCATTTTGAGCATCTAATACTGGTGATAAATTAGGATCATTAGAAGTCATATCAACTTTAAGAGTAAGAGATGCGTTTCTTGGAAGAGAATCTAATCTTTCTACTTCATTAGTTAAAGAAGCTGCTAATCTAGGTGTTGGGAAGAATGTGGTTTCATTTAAAATAGTTGGTTCAAATCCCTGATCTAAGAATGATACTTCATTTCCATTGGCACTTGTACCACTTATAGTTCTAAATGCAGCACTAGCACGAGTTCCTTTACCAGGAGTAATTACATTAAACTTAGGAGAAGCACTACTAAATTGATGATTCTGAGAAATTCCAACATGACTACCACCTACTGCTTTTTCACTTATAAAGTTTAATTGATTTTTACCTGATGCTCTATTACCTGATCCTCTATCAAGTTCTAAGTAATAGTTATCAATATTTGATAATTTTCTTAGAGTTTGATTAGTTGAAACAGTATGTATCTTATTAATCTTTGTTAATGGCATACCATTAACTTCATATGGTTGAATACTAGAACCAGAAGAATGTGAAATAGCAGTTGTACCTTCAAGTCCTCTTCCACTTAATGCTAACTTATTAACACCAACAACATATGATACAACCTCACCATCCAATAAAGCTTCACCTCTATCAGTTGTTATTCCAGCCATATATGTAAATGGTGTTGTTGAAGCAACATTTACCTCAACATCAGTAGCAGAGATGTCGTTTGTAGTTGCGGTTTTAATGCTATCTGGTTCAACTGTTTCAATTTTAATGCTATTATTAGCACCATGATGTCCATGATTATGTTGAATTACTTCAATAACATTTCCTGAATAGATGTCATTAGTAACTACAGAATCAGAAGCAACCGTTATACCTGTAAGAGTTGTTCTTGTATCATTAGCATCTCCATAATGAATAATTTGATCACCAGTAACAAACTTTTCTCCTTGAACATCAGTTAGATAAAGTGTATCAATTTCATCCTTAATATCAGTTACTGTAAATTTAGCACCAACACCATTAGTAACATCGCTACTATTTTCAACATCAATTGTTAATACTTCACCAACCCTATAACCACTTCCACCTCCACCAGCAGCACCTATACTATTAATAGTAATAGCACCACCACTAGCAATGGTTATACTTAAAGTTGCTCCAGTTCCAGTACCATCAACGGATTTAACAGGAACTGATCCCCAAGCACCACCAGTATTATATCCAGAACCATTAGATGAAACTTTAATTCCTAATAAAGGTCCAGCTACATCTTCAATAACACCAGTAATACTATTATCTTCAGTATCAGAAACAAGACCTGTACTTATTTTTCTACCAACAGGTAATAAAGCACGTTCTACAGATGTAACATTATTACTTAAACCAAACTTAAGTTTTCTAGGAAGTGTTCTGATGGGATTACTCATCAAAGGCATTACATTACTACCCGTACCACCACCATTAGATTGAATGGAACTATTGTAGAATGTTACCGTTCCAGATGGAACAAATGCTGCTTTTTTAAGAGTGAATTTAAGATCTTGATATTGACTAGGTGTCCAAATTGTACCATTTTGAGATTTAAATAAACTACCACCAATATACTGTTTAGTTACAATACCAAACTGAGAATCATCAGTTGTTGCTGGTAATCCTACAGGTGGAGTAACATTTTTTTGACCCATAGTAGCAACCCACATCTCATATTCATCAGATCCTGGTGATAAGAATACAATAGCATATTCTTTACCAGATTCTAAGTAAACAGGTGATGGGAATCTAATAGTAGTTGCTATAGAAGCATCATCTGAAGTAGTAATATCATTAGGGTTCAATGCTACTTGAGCATATCCTTGTACAAGGAAGCTTGTAGGTGTTCCTAATTCAACTTCTCTAAGTTCAACAAATACTTTAGCATTTGGATCTTTTTTATAGAAATAAACATCAAATGATGTTAAGAATGCTCCAGTTTCATCAACAGTAAATGTTTGTGCTAGAGGATCTCTATAAGGTGCTTCTTGTCTTACAGTAGTTGAAGTTTGATTTACATTTACAGTAGTAGTAATTTCATTTGGTTTCTGTGCTGGTTCGGGAGGATTTCTAACTCCAACAGTACCTGTAACTTGAGTTAGAATAGTACCAGTTCCACTATAAGTACCACTAGCATCACTAGCAAGAGCAGTACTTCCTGGAGGAACAAATGCTCCTGTAGTATTAGCAGTAAGTCTAAATGTTTTCTTTCCAGTGTAGAATAATACTGAAGGTTGAGGTGTTTGATGAGGATTTCTAAAGAAGAATGCTCCTAAAACATCTCCCCAGTTATCTGACATGAGATCCATGTTAGTTACTGTTGCTTCAGTACCTGATGTTTCTCCTATTAATTTCGCACCCTTAACAACATAACCATAATAATTTTCATTATTTGCTAATTCACTAATATCACAATTAAATAATACTGATGTTGAGGAATAAGCGTTAGAAGGTGCTGGTCTTGTTCTATCAAATGGATCAACTGAATATGTCTCAACTGTAACTGCTGGATGACCCAATCCCGCAGCAAATTCTGGTCTAGAGACATCTCCAAACTTATGATTTGGTGCTTGTGCTTTAACTTTACCTATAGTATAGAATCCATTCATTACTCTAACATCTTCACCAACTGTAAATCCATTACCAGATCCAGCAGTAGTTGAAATTTCAATCAATTTAGGGAATATATCAGGTACTCCACTATCAAGTTTATGAATATGTTTTGTATATGGTTTTAAACCATTAGCAGCAAAATAAACATTTCTAGATCTCATAAATGGATCTGTTTCACCACTAATCTTAACACTTTCAACATAATCAAATTCTTGATTATTACCAGTCATTTGATTAGTAAAACTAGTTTCTACTGTTTGTGTTGTAGTAGTTGTAGTTGTGGTTGTGGTATCAATATGATTTCCTATTCTCCTGAAAGCATCTTCTGGTATAACTTCCTGTGTTGTTACATCTACTGAGGTCGAAACATCTGTATTGTCGGAAACAACATTAGATATTGTATTCCAAGTATTACCAGTAGACTCTGTTCTATGATTATCAACATATATTGTTCTAGTCCAATTATCTGAAGGAGGATCTAACTGAATACCACCAACATAAACTATAACATTAAATGGGTTGATATTCTCAACACCAGATGCTTGTGGTTGTACAATCCAATCAACTTCATCATAATCTAATGTTAATAGATCGCCAGTTTTTTTACAATTTGGATCTAAAAGACTCAAATTGGATGTCATATCAGCAGTATTTGCGTCAATTCCTGGATTAAGTGCTAATACTGCTCTTAATGACCAAAAATCAACAGCACTGATTAATTCTTTATTGACTACATCAACATCACATCTAGATCCATCTTCAACCCTAAAGTCAATAAAATCTCTATTTTTAAAATCATTAACAACAAATCCACTCTTAAATCTGTCTATACCATCTGCATCTTTAACCTGAAGTGATTTAGTATCAAGTTCTAATGCAGTAAGTGATGTCATTACTTCAAGATTTGAAATCCTCTTTTCGAGTTTTCCAATATCTCTCATAGTAAATCTTCTATTATCATATAACTTAATCTTAGGTCCTTTAATAGGATCATAAAGATATGGTGGATATGTTATCTGAGCAACTTCCATTGAATCGGAAACTTCTGTTGGTGGTGCTGGTTTGTCATCAGAAACACCTTTAATAAGTTTAACTTCTTCAAACTTATTGATAACAAGTTTATCGATTCTAGGTAGATAATAACTATATCCTAAAATAGTACTTTCATCTGGAGTTACAACATACCTAGTTGTTGTTTCAAGTATTCTACTATTATATGAAAATGGTGATGAAGTAGTAGCATCAGTAGGTTCAAACTTTACAACTCTTGGTCTAAAGTCAAGAATATCCTGACATCTATCAGTATAGATTATTGGAATATCATGAGTATATCTATCTTTTGTGTATGAATTAACTGTATAGAAATCTCCAGCAGTATTCAAAGCAGATTCATAATAATCAAATATTATAAGTAACCTCTTAGAAGGTGCAGCAGAATTTGCTGTTCTTACAAGTCTAGAATAATCTAAGAATTGTTTTTTATGACCCTTATTTAACGTATAATTTTTAGTTCTATCAATATAATTACCATTATTCAGACCTTGTATATTTGCGGTTATTTGAGATTCTTTAAAAGTAACACTCTCACCTTTAATAAAATTATTATCATTTAAAGGTACATACTCAACTGTTGTATCAGAAACCCTATTAACAATTTGTGCTATAGCTCTACTATCAGCACCAACAATCTTCTCACCAACAAAGGTATTTGTATCAAGTCCCAATCCAGAAACAAAAACTAAACCATCTAAAGTTGGTTTATCAGTATCTTTAGATTCATATACAGCATGAACTTTAACAGCATCAGGAACATTTAATGATATTTCCTTATCTTCAACTCTTAGTCCATAAGCACTGCTAATTCCAAGATTTGTAGTTCCATTAGATACACTAATAGTTTTTGTTACTTCAACTTGAGAACTTCTAATATAATTTTTAACCTTACTAGAAAGTCCAAGTTTCTTCAATGTAGTATTAACAACTACCTTACTATCTGTTGCCTTTGATAAACTTCTAAAGGTTATAACACTACCATTACCAGTAATATTAACCTGATCGGATGTTAGAGGTTCTGTAGTACCATCTGAATAATGAATTGAATATCTTTCAGCATCAAATGGTTCAAAAAATGCTGTTGTAATTCCTAAAGCAGCACCAGCACCAGAATCCTCCATAACAACTGAAGTCTTAAGTTGTAAACTATTACCTGCCACAGTTTGATCAGAAACTTGACGAGATATTATTAAACTTGAATTAGAAAGATCAACCGAGGATATATTCCTTTTAGGTAATTTAGTAAATAATCCAGAACGATTATAATTAATTAGTTTTGGAGATTTAACTGTGAAAATAGAAGAAACTGTAGTACCATTTGATGGTAAACCACCATAATTAACATCAGCAACTGTAGCAACATCATCAAGTGTTAAAGTTGATCCATCTGCTGAAATAGCACTAACCCTATTATAAACAGGATCACCTTGATTATCTACTTTATATCCAACTATAGCATCAACTTTCAATCCTACAGCACCTGAGAATCTCCTATTCGGACAAGTCGCTGACGCATCACTAGCAGAACCAGTAATATTTAATTGATCTGTTATAGAAAAATTAGGTAAAATTCTATCATATAGAATTGCATCAGCAGTAAAATCTTTAGCAGCACTACCAAAACCACCTACAGTTTTTGACTGAAAAAGTGATTTTATATCATCAACAGTATATTGTGTAACTTTTGAAACTGATGCTGTAGATGTATTTACTCCAACATTACTTGTTTTTTCATTAAATACTAATTTTTCACCAGAAATAAATGCACCAGATGTATCACTAATGTTTATATTACCAGCACTTGGATGACCAGCAACATATCCTTCAGCACCACTACTTGTTCCTCTAACTTTAGAACCAAGTGGAGCTAGAATATTTTGCTGATATGTTAATCCACCAGCACCATTTCCAATCTCCAATTGAGTATATGTTTGTAAATCATACAAATATAGATCCCATTCAGTCTTATCTCCCTCATAACTAGCATCAGATAATCCATAAGAATATACACGAGCTTCACCAATTTTAGTACCACTACCAGCAGTTGGAACACCAGTTCCCTTTCTTTGACTATAAAGTTCTACGGTATTAGCAACACCTGATGTATTAGCACCAAGATTAATATAAGGTGTTCCATGTGGATTATTAACTTTCAATAGGCTACCCATTCTAAAAGGAACAGATCCAGCTTGTATAGTTTTAGTATCTCTTGGTTTATCTACATCCAATACAGTAGTTCCAGTTAAAGGAACTTGATATCCTTTAACATATGCTGTACCTGGTGATAATTCTATACATGCTAAATCATCATTAGGTGTATTAAGTTCATCAGTTTTTTCTCCCTCAACATACTTACCATTAGATCCTATCTCATCATTTAATGAGTTTTGAACACTGACATTAAAAGGAACTACAGCATAATTACCAGATTCATCATATGTTCTTCCAGCAATCCATTCTCGAATAACATTATAAGTCGACTTATTTTGTATCTTCTTTACTTCACCATTCTTTACACGTAATACTTCTACAAAATTAGTATCATCAAAATCATCAAGTGCTTTTTTAGATAATTTTACACCAATTTTAAATCTATCAGCACCTGGAGCAGCAAAATTAGTAAAACCTTTTGCGTTATCATTTAAAGTAGGATCATCATTTGAATTAACTAATTCTTCAAGTATTTCCCATCCAACTCTATATGATGGTTTATTTGAATATGGCTCAAGTACAACTACAGATTTTGGTGTATCAACGAATGCACCTCTTAAGAAATATACTCCAGAATCTACCCCAACAGAAGAACCAGTTGTTGAAGCATTTTCACTATTTAATGTTAATACAGTATCTCCAGAAACTAATGTAGTGTTTCCATAAGTAACATTTTGATCAAGTACTAATATTTCTCCATTAGGGAAATGTGTACTTTCTCCAGTACTATCAGATTCGGTATATTTTACAAAAATTGTAATATCATCAACATTTTCTTCTGGTGGTAAAATATAATTTACAATTTTACCTACAATTTGAGAATTTTGTCCTCTTACTCGTGTACCTTCACCAGCAACTAAAGCATCAAGATATATGCTAACATCAATTCCTAGATGATCACCATTTACCTTACATGAAAAATATGTACTATCATACGTAACAGATCCAGGTATAACCATAGATCCTTCTTTGAATATATGATTACCAAAAGATTCAACTTGATTCTGTAATATTGATTGAAGACCTGTTAATTCTCTTGCTTGAACTGGATACCCAGGTTTAAACAAAACCTTGTAGTAATTCTTCGCCTTATCAAAATCATCGTAATAAGGACTTATATTTAAATTAGTCTTTTGTGGCATTTTACTTTAGAATTCCAGGATGATTTTAACGTCTTCTTTTTGTCGAGTATTTCGAGCAATCAGAGGTCTATTGTCAACATAAACCATTTCCCCTGATCCTTTATTTATCTCAGATTTAGATAACCCACTTGTAAAAGCAGAACCTAAGTTAATTTGCTTAGTTCCAGATGGATTTGTGGTTATTCCAGTATAACTATTATTGATATAACCTTTAAATCCAGAAGATTTACCCTCAACTACGGGTCCATCAGATTTAAAGTCCCAAAACTTACCTTGAGTTGAAATACCAACATAATCTGTATGATTTTGAGAACCTTTATAATTTAAAGATCTATCTCTAAAAAATTTCAAAACTTTAGTTTCCTTATCAAAAGAAGCAACATATGCTCGTGCTATGTTTCCAGCAGCATCAATTTTCTGCTCTATAACTTCACCAACTTCTGGAGTACCATCAACCTTCTTAGTAACATCATTACTATTTGGTTCATCATTAAAAATCATAGCATCTAATGATGAGAATTCAGGACCTTCAAACACAGTAGCAACTGTGCCACCAGTTCCACCAACTGTTGGATTCTTAATAATACCAACTTGGGCAAATTTAGTATCAGTTGGGAAATCCTTAGTAGAATCATCAAATCTAGCATAGATAAGAACTTTATCTGTTCCTAATTCAGTGTAAATATCAAAACCATGTCCCTTACTTGGAGGAATAATAGGAATTAATTCTGCTAAATTTCCAGAAGCAGTGCTATTAACTGGACCTAAATCTACCAATCCATATGTATATCCTTGTCCACCAGCACTAACTGTTACATCAGATATTACACCCTGATTAACATCAACCCTAGCTTTAGCACCATATCCATCACCAACAATATCAACTTCTTGACCTGAAAGTGTTTGATATGAGGATCCACCATTTTTAATATAAACATGCTTAATTTGATTGTCATTAATCTCAGAATCACCATTCTCCCTTACCGCCCTTATCTGAGGATCAGTACTTGTTGACCAATTATTGGGAACAGTAATATATTCTGTAGAATCAAATTTTATAATATCACCTGGAGAAACACTATAAAGATATTTCCATAGATAACCATCACCAGATCCACCAGCTTTTGATGGCTCTAAATCAGTAAATGTTGGTTCATCCTGTGAAACATTACCTTTTTCATTATCTCCATTAGAACCATTGTCAATACAAACATAAACTTTATAATCTGAGTTCATTACATAGTACTCAGCATCATATAGCCTATTAGCACTCTTTAATGGACTTGGATTAGAACTACTATAATCATCTCTATAGATCTCATATCTAGTACCCGCTTTCCAATCAACTCTCTTTATAACACGACGAATATTGGCAGAAGTTATCTTCTTACCAAACATCATTGTATCCCCTATATGGGAATTATTTGAAAAACTATCAAGAGGTTGTGGTGGGTTGGTGTTCCAATTTTCCGACCTACCATACCCTACAACAGTACTTTCCGTAAGTTTTGTTGGATTTGGTAAACCAATAAAAACGTAGTAATTATTACTATCAATAGAATCTACGAAATTACTAGCATTAAGAATCCTAAATTGGTCAGTGACAATTGCTGGCATTTCTTAACTACACTTTTTTTCTTTATTTATAGACATAATTATACTTGTAATCTAATAGCACCTGTATTCCTTAATCCTTTGAGGGATCCTAGAGAATAATTTCTCCTTTGAATAACTGGGAAAGTAGATAATCCAGAGTCAATAGTTAATCCAGTAACACCAATTGAGATTGGATTTGTTGATCTAACTGTATCTGGTCCATACAATCTTCCCCATGAAATTGTTCCTAGAGAAGTTGTTATTCCAATATTTGTTTGATTATACTGTCCAGTGGAAGCTAATCCAACATGATTAGTTGTACTTAATATGTTACAAGTAATCTCACCTGTTTTATCCGCAGTAGTAATACTGTGAACTTTGTATATATTATCTAAGAATGTTGTACCAATACCAACCACTGAAGTATCGTGGCTATCAACAGAGGTAACACCTTCACCAATCTTAGTATCTTTAATAGAAATTGGATATCCAATTCTTAAATCACCTGCCTGATTTCCATCAATAGTCTTAAAGAAGAACTTAATAGCAAGTGGATGTCCGCCACTTCCAACAGCAGTTCCAATACCTGTGATTATTCCAGTAAATCCTTGAGCAAACTTAAATAACTCAATTTTTTCTGTCTCATAGGTAGGACTTTCAATAATAACATTTGGTACTCTTCCTGTATACAATCCAACATTAGTAATAGTTGCTGATGTAACAGAACCATTTACAATTGTTGTTGTTGCTGTAGCAGTAGTTCCTATTCCAACACCAATCATTGGTGGAGCTGATATCTTAATAGTAGGAGCAACTGTATAACCTGACCCACCATCAGTAATAGTTATTGAACTAACCTGTGATGTAGCAGTACCAATAACAACTTCTGCTGCTGCTGCTCTTTTCTCACCACCTACTGGCATCATTAATGCGTCAATAGCATCAACTGTAATACCATATCTTTCAGAACTAGGAATACGAAGTGGTCCTTCCTCATAGAAGAAGAATTCAGCATCATCTACAAATATTCCATCCTGTAATCCTAGACCAATACCAGAAGTTTCATTAACATCTGAAATGATCTTCGCAGTTGGATATACGCAAGGTTCAATAGATTCTCTTGCTTTAGAAACTAAAGATCCTTGAATAACCTTATCAACCTTTTGCTTAGTCCAACTAACTGGTTTATCATCATCTTCATTAATACCTAAACCAGAATATACATCAGTTTCAATCAAATCAGAAGTTAGAATTTCTTTTACAACTCTTTCTCTGTCTTGTGTAATTGAATCTGGTAATGATGGATGACGATATATTCTTACATCATCACCTGGTTTGATAGTTTCTTGAATATCAATAATTTCAACATCAACACCTCTTTGTCCAAGATAGAAGAATATATCAACCTTATCACCAGTATCTGGTGCTTCAGTAAACGTAAATGTGGTTCCACCTTCAAACTGATAAGCAGTTCCTGGTGTTTGTAGTACACCATTCACAAATATCAAGAGAACCGCATTTAAATTAATATCTGAAGATAATGGATCTGCTTCATCCTTTTCAAAACTCAATAACTGTCCATTGAAGAATAATGGGAATCTTCTTCTAATTCCATTTTGCATTGATTTAATATCATCAATAAAATCAATTTCACCAAATTGCCATGCTGAGAAGAAATCGTTGAATATTTCAACAACTTCCAATTCAAAGTCTTTTAATGGTTCTTCAACTTCTGCTGATGTAACCATTCCAATTGGAGTAAATCTATCACCAATTTTAAACGAATGTCCTGGTCTAGCAATATCAAAATTAGATATTTCAAATAATGTAGAAGATATTCCAACAGAAGTTTGTGCAGCACCTACTTGTAAGTTAAGTAGAAGATTAACTCCCGTATCTGTTGTTTTTCCAATACCTAATCTAGATACACCTTTAACTGGCATATTTTCATAATTTGGTTGTGGAATGATAATTTCAGGATTAACATATCCAGTTCCACCACTTACAACAGTAAATTCTAAAGATCCACCAGTTCCATATGGAGATCTACCAACATTAACACTAAACTTAGTAGTACTCTCAACACCTTCAACACCTACAGTTCTAAGTTCTCCTACCTCTATCTCATATACCTGTGCAGAACCAGTATCAACTGCTAATGCACCAATACTATATCTTGTATTACCAACTATAAGTGAACTGGTAGCACTAGTTCCTACAACTGTAGTATTGTAAGTGAATGTATATGTACCAGACTGTAATCTAACCCTGTTTACTGGAGAAATACTGTAAGTAGGTCCATAGATAGTTTCATAACCACAAACAGGATCAGTTGGTCTTGGATATGAATGGTTTGTAGCATGACGATCCTTATTACATGTGAGTGTTAAGGAACCGCCAACAAATTTAACTGTACTATTTGCTCCTATAATATTTCCAGCTTCAGATCTCACATAACTATGATCTGATGTGTTTGTTGAAGGTACGGAAGGTAAACATTGAACCTCAAACTTCTTAGGAGTTACATTTGAAACTGGTGTCCATGTATTAAACAATGGATCTCCTTTTCTTGGATAACTATGCTCACTTAAGAATCCATCTTTAGCACACTTGAATATCAATGAATTTTCAGCAATCTTAACATAATCACCATTACTAAAACCATGATTAGTGTTAGTAGTAACAGTTAATATACCAACATTTGGATTATATACTGCGTTTGTTGAATTCTTAATAACAGCAGCAGTAAGTCCATGAGCAGCAGATGTTGTAACAGTCATGATTCCACATTGTGGATCATAATCAACAGTATCAGCAGTTAAAGCACCTCCAGAATTTTCTATACCTTCATATTGACTTGGAATGCCTACATTACATGTAATAGTACCACCAGATTGATCTACAGCAGTAATTGCTAACGCTGTATCATATGCTGGATCAGTCGTTCTTGGATAAGCATGTTCTGTAGCATGATTATCAGCATCACAAGTAAACTTAAGTGCTTTATGTGCGATAGTTACAGTATCACTAGTACTGAAAGTATGAGTTCCTATAGTTAATACCAATTCTCCAGTACTTGGAGTATACGCAGCATTAGTAACATCCTTCTTAGTACTGCCAATAGTAACAGCATCACTTATAGAACTCTTGTATATGTGAGTACCAATAGCGTTTACAAATCTATGAGTATTATCAGCAATCTTAGCAGTTATGACTGCTCCAGTACCAGCACCACCACCAGGACCTACATTGGTCATAAGTGTATTTTGAGTCGCTGCTGTTATTGGTAAGAAAACATCATATGCTGGATCAGTTGTTCTTGGATAAGTATGCTCACCGTCATGATCATCTTTAGAACAAGTAAATGTTAATGAATTTGTAGCAATTTTAAGAGATTTTGTTGCTTTAGTACCTTTAGCAGTTGAAGAATCAAATGTATGGGGGTAGAATCCACCAGCTTTAACAGCATTTGGAGTAGCACCTTCAAATGTATGAACATCTGTATTAGTAGAAGGTACAGTGGATAATACTTGTAGTGTAATAGTAGTATCAGTTACTGACTGAATAGGAATAGCAGTATTATAGAATGGATCATTAGAAGCTCTAGGATAAGACTTTGTACCACCACTACCATAGTTACAACTGAATGATATTGATTCTGGATCCAATCTAACACTTTGACCCTGTTTTAAGGTATGAGTACCAATCTCCAACACCATTAATCCAGTAAATGGATCATATGTAGTTCCTGTTGTTGGTGTATATCCTACAATTGGACTTGTACCCACATTAACTTCAAAATGTGTTGGGGTTACATTAGATACTATTAACCACTTACCACTTGCTGGATCTGTTGATCTTGGATATGAATGAGTAGTGGCATTATTATCCATACCACATTTAAATGTTATAGAATTATCAGCAAATCTAACTTGCTCATTATTAGTAAAGACTCTTGGAATAAACACTGCTTCAGGAAGAGCACTTACAAATGTATGAACATCTGTGTTTGATGATGGGGTTGTGTCTAATACTTTTACAGAAATTGTTCCAGCAACAGTATCTACAGCAGTTATATTTAAGAAATTATCATAAGCAGGATCAGGTCCACTACTAGGATTACCAGAACCAGATGCTCTTGGATATGACTTTTGAGCAGCCGTGCCAGTAGCACCACCAAATCCACAACTAAATGTTAATGAATTTGGCTTAATCTTAACTTTATCATTGGTATCTAAACTATGAGTACCAATAGTTAATACCATAATACCTGTAGTAGGATCATATGTAGCATCACTAACATCAAAATGTGTACCAGCAGTAGCTGTTAATATACCAACTCTAGCATCATACTGAGCATCCTGAACAGTTATGTCTACTGGACCTGCTATTCCATGTTCACCAAGGGTCATTAATAAATCACCACTATGTGAAGTATAATCAATAGCTGTTGGTGTCAATGATTGACCCATGAATCCACCAGTGTATGCTGTAATTGAATCAGCATCAGATTTTACGAATTTATGATCATAAGCAATATCTGTAACAGCAATAGAAACTGGTTCACGATAACCAGAACCATATGTTAATTCATTCTCATAACGCCAAACTTCACCACCCTTTAAGTAAATATGTGGAATACTATTAATACCAACATTAACTTGGAAACTTCTAGCAGAACTAACTCCAACTAATGGAAGTGATCTTTCATGATCTTGGAATATTGATGTAGTAACTCCAACATAGTTTAGAGATTGAACACAATCAGGAGTTGCTCCAACAAAGGTGTGTGCGTCTGTATTGGTAGGTGTTATTCCAAATAATACATTAACCTTGAAAGTATCAGCAGTAACATCAGATATGTACATATATCTGTCATAAGCAGGATCAGTCTTTCTAGGGTATGACTTTTCAGCAGCAGAACCAGTAGCACCACCAAATCCACAACTAAATGTAATTGATTCTTCTTTTAGTTTAACTGAATCACCATTTGAAAGTCCATGACCAACAATCTTTATCACCATATCACCTGTTGCTGGATTATATGTTGTACCAGTAATAGGTTGACCAATAGTGTATGTTGGGCAAGTAAAATGTAGACCCTCTAACTTAACAGTCTCTGGACTCTGTAAACCAAATCCATGAACCTCATTAGTAGTAACTGTTATTATTCCAATATTACTATCATAATGGGCAGTTTGAATACCACCACCTATTGGTCCAACTGATGTTCCAGCACCAGTAACACTAACTATAGATCCATTCTGTAATTTGGGGTATACTCTAGCACCTACAAGTGGAGCATAACCAACACCAGTAGTAGAACCCATAGAAACGATTATACCACCTCTTGGAACCTGATTCTGGTTAATATCAAATTCGGATTGAATTAATTGTCCATTTTCAGAACTAATTCCAGTAAATGTTACACTAGAAATTCCAGAAGTAACATCTGCTTCGATTTCATAATTATTACCTAAGTTATTAAGCGTTAATGGTGTCTGGAATACTCCATTAATGAACAGAATACCATTTCCTACACCAACACCAGAAGAAGTATTAGCACCACCAACAGTTAAACTATAAGTTCTTCCAATTCCAGTAAAGTTATCTGAAATATCATCAAATACCATATTGGTATCATAATTTGTTCTTAAGAAAGTTCTTCCACTAAATTCTGCTCTAACATAAGGCAAATTAGTTAAATTTCTTCTAGTTCTAGTATTACCTTTAGGTGGATCTAAGAACCATGCTGTACTATCAACTATATTGTAAGATCCTCTGTATACCTGAACATTAGCTCCAGAATTATGAGTTGTAGGTAAGATTCCAAGAGAACCTCTCTTAACCTTAACTACTGGAATAGTTCCATTCCAAGAATTAATTGTACCACCTACAGATTCAGCAAGTCCAACTTCTTCAACTTTCATATATTCATCATCAATCTTCAATACATCTCTTGGTTGTACTGAACTAATACCACTTAAAGCAAATTGAGATAATCCAATACCAATAGTAGTTGGGAGTGTATGACTAATTGAAGTATAAGTAACTGGTTGTTGAATAATACCATCAAGACCAATAACAGTCTTGCTTATTTTTTTACCCATTTCAAGTTTATGGGCGTTACCACCACCAACATCTGTTACTTCTATTGGCAATCCAGTAGCAATATAATCCTTTCTACTGAATAATTGGAAAGTATCTGGTGTTAATGCTTTAACATATACCTCTGAAGGCATTTCAGTAACCAATTGACCAAGGTTATTTGTGGTTTGAGCAATACCACAAGGTGCTGCAGCAACACCAATAAATGTTGAATATGGTTTATAATTTAATTTCTCATTTGTATTGAAGAAATGATCTGGTATAGTGAAGGTTGTTCCAGCACCAGCAGAAACAGTAAGTTGACTGCTATCTGGATTAAATGTCTTATAATAAATTGGAATACCTTCATGCTTAAGATCAAAATTAACTCTATTTCCTCTAGTTCCATTAAGACCATCATATGATGATAATACCAATTCAGTACTTACGGGACCAAATTGTAAAAGAGGTGGTTCATTCTCAAAATCATTAACAGTTTGATATATCTCAGAATAGGCCTGAACCTCAACTGTTGAGGAAGAATATGCTGAATCTGGATAGAAATCAAATCTAACTGTATTGTTTATTGTATCTGTAACTGTACCAAATGTTCCTATACCACTTTGATCACCAATTGCAACATGAGGATACTGAACAGTTACGGCATCATTATTCACATCTTGAATAACGATTGCCTGATGTATAGCACTATTCTGCCCAGAAGTAACTTTTAGTAAACACTTAGCTGAACTATCAACAGTACCGTCAAGAGTGAAAACGGGTATTGAATTTCCATTATCTACCGCATTATAGTTTGATTCATATCTTACTGTTCTTTCGGATCCGTCTGGTTGTCCTGGAACTTTATACCTGTATGTTCCTATACCAGCAGTTGTAGTACCCAATCCAACAACATTAGCACTAACAAGTAATTTGGATGTTCTATCATTAATACAATCAAAGTAAATTGTACCAGAATCAAATCTAGCAGTTAATACACCAACTTTACTATTAGCACTAGAACTATATGTAACACCTAAAACGTCAGTATATGATTCTGTAATATAGGTGTCTGTACCATCAAAATTAACAATAACTTCATTATAATCTAACTCACCCGAAGCATCATCTTTAACAATAACATTAGCAAAGAATGCGTTGAAATCTGTAGGTGAGAATTGTAAAATATTGGTTGTAGTTGTACCAGTAACAATGAGAGTATTACCACTCATCGCTGTTTGAGCAGCAGCAACCTGTACATTTTTACCAATTAGATCTATAGATCCAATTTCCTGTAAACCATCAGATATAGTATCAGTATTAAATGATGTTTTTAAAACTTTAATATCAAAATCCTTTTCAAATTTTTCAGATGGTGTAAATTCTAAAGTCTTTCTATTAAAATAATCAACATTAG